GTTCGCCGGCACGTTCACGTAGCTATGCTCCAAGAGTTCCTGCCCGTTGAAGTCAAACCCACGACGCTCCTCATCATAGGTGAACTTGTCCCGGTCAGGACGGAACCCAACGGACTTGGCGCGGATGAACTTGCCCTTCACGAGATTGAAGATCATCGTCGCAAAGGGGTGCTCATCCTCCGGGGGAAACTGATCCGTGGTAGCGAGCTTCCCATTGACCAATCCGATCTTGGGCGACTGCGCAATCACCGGGATGCTATGGTCATGGGCAAATTGCACCACGGGGTTCTTCTTGAAGTGTTTCAGTTGCCACTTCTTGGGGTTCACGATGTCACCATCTCGGTCTATCGCAGAGGTACTGATCACCGTGTCCACGGTGCGTTCCTCAACGCTGACGGCCTTCACGACATCCGCAAATCCCTTCCGCATTGCCGGAGTGCTGTCACCATCTGGTTCTTCCGCGATGGCTTTGATCCATGCTTCCCGTTCCAGTAACTTGATGACGTTTGGTTCCATTGGTCAAATCTCCTTGCTGGTTAGTCCAACTGTTGCGCCATCCAGGCGAAGTCTACATCTGCGCCGGGGTCCTGATCCACGTTGATGGTGAACTCCGTGGCGGTGTAGGTATCCACCCAGAAGCTTGTTACCAGCCCAACATCTTCCGCTGGGCATACGATGATGTCTCCTGCTACCGGAGTCCACCCAAGTCCATGCGTCACCACTACGGTGGTCGCAGTATTGAGCACGGTGGCTACACCCCGGCCAAATGCCCCTTTGATGGCGGCGAGCATCACATTGAGCAAGCGCACCCGCTCATTGATGGAATCGCCCCGGTGTCCTTCGCCAGGGAGTGCGGATACGGTTGGCATTATGCTTTCTCCTTGTTTCGCTTGAATGGCAATAGGTCGCGGGACATCGTGCCAATATCATGGGCAGCGGCGCTCACCACCTGCGTAGACCAAAACGTAGCACCGATGATCCCCAGGATCACCCCAAGCACTACGGACAGCCCCATTACAATCATGACCCACTTCGACAACTCGACATCCTTCAGCACCATCACAATGAGGAGGGTGAACGTCCCAAAGACCATCGACATCGCAAAGAGGATCAACGTGCCTCCTTGCCACGTGCGGCGCACCATCGTCTTGGCGCGATGCTCCGGCACCGCAGCGAGTAACGTCTGCGTGGTCTCCGGAAGGTGCGTCATGCGCGCACCCGGACAAACTCCATACTCACCGCGCACCGACACATCGGGTGTGCCGGGGGACCATCTACCGCAGCGCCAGCGCCGTCAATGAATGGCTCACGAAGGCCGACCACCTGACCTTCCATGGGTTCGCAGATCTCGATATCCAGCCGGTCATCTGGCGTAACCAGCCAACGTTGGCGCACGCTCTTCAACTTCGCATGGCCCTCCTTGACGGCGTGCTCATACACGAGACGCTGCCCCTGGTTGGCGGCCCGGATAGTCTCAGTGCGTGCAATCGTCAACGCTCTGCGACTCCTGTGGGCTGCGGAGAACCGGGCCACCCGTGTCTCAATCTGTGCTGGGGACACCCCTTGGTTCACCAATCGGGTATGAAAGCGATCCACCCCGGCCATCTGGCGCTCGGTGAGCCCGACATCCCGCTTGATGGCCTGGGCCAGTTGACGCGGGGACATCCCACCCTCCGTGCTGAAGGCTTGCTGAAGCTTGGCGGCGATCCCGTTCCTGCTCACCCGCTCCACATCCTTGAGGAAGCTGGGCAGGTACTTCTTCTGCCACGCCACAGACAACGGACTCTCCAAGGTGAAGCCAATGTCAATCCCCAACGTCGCATTCACCTCAGTCGCCACGGCGCCCCCAACTGAGGAAATGGCGGACCGGAGCATCCGACTCATATGGGCGCCCAACTCCTCCCGCAACACGCCCCATGGGAGCGAGTTCACAATGGCAGGGATCTTGCCAACATTGATCGCAGCCTCCAACGCGCCCAGTGCAATCTTCCCTTGGAACTTGAGCATGGAAGTCAAGAAGGCTCGCTTGAGAGACGGTTCCAGTTTGTCAGCGATCCGATGGATGAGTGCAAAGCGGGGATCGTTCGCCTTGTCTCTTGCCGCCTTGACCATCGCAACAGACTCCTCCATAGCATCCTCCACGACGCCATCCAAGGCGCCGAGTCCCTGGAGCGAGGACTCCAACGTCACGCTGATGGGCACGGGGTACACCGCCCCCTCCTCACCCTCCAAGGCGTCATGGTCGCCCATCGCCCGTAGCTCATCAACCTGGAAGGCATACGGCGCCGCCTTGGCAACGTTGAGGATATGCTCCTTGTCCTGCTCCACGGGGGAGTCATACTCCAGCACCAGCCGGTCGTCATAGAAGGGCAACAGTCGCTCCTGCCAAACCTCCCGCAGGAACTCCAGGCGAGGCTCCACCGCATACTTGGCAAAGAGATAGTCGGCCGCATCAATGGTAGCGCGGTTGGAGCTTTGGAGGATGCCGAAGATTTCAGGAGGGAAGCCAAAGACTTGGATGATGGTATCCCTCTCATGCTCCATGATGGGGACCAACGACTGCTTCTGGAGGTCGTTGTCAAACTCGTGAATCTTCAACTCACGATTGATGAAGTGGGGCTTGAAGGCTCGCCAGAAGCCCTGGTGCTCTTGCATCCATCGTTGCTGGAGGCGCCGTAACTCTGGGACGGATGCCTGCGACTCGCCTGAGGCAGGCTTCACCCACGCCACAAAGTCCGGACGGGCACGGTTGAAGAACGTTGCCTTGGCGTGCTTGGCGGCATACTCACTCGTCTCCAGCTCATCACCCAACGTTGCTGCCAGCGAGGACCCGCGCCCATAGGGGTTGAACGGGTCGATGTCGGAAGCCCAGATCATCTCGCTGGCGGGGATTGGCTGTTCCTTGGCAGACCCAGGGACGTTGAGCAGATAGAAGGGATGCGACGGGGTGGGGATCTCCTTCACCCACGTGCTGGGTATCGGCCAATACGCTACCGGCACCCCCAGGGCATTCCGCTCCAACAGCTGGAAGAACTCCCCCGCAAGATCCAAGTACACCTGGAGGACCCGGCGTGCCGCGACTCCCACGTGGTACGCATTGGCGTTATGGATCAGGTTCAACGCGGGGTGGTCCTCCACCTCCACCAACTCCCCCTGCGCCTTGACCTGTTTGAGGAGTCGCTGCCGTTGGGGCCACTTGATCGCCCGTTGGAGCCGGTGGTGGCGATAGAAGCGCTGCCCATTGGCGCTCCGTCGCGTCCCAAAGAGACGCCATTGCGTACTGCCAACCGCGACCGCGACCTTGGAGGTCACCGCTCGGAGCCAGGGCATCGTACTGTATGCCTCCAGCAACTCTTTGGTCCCCCGCTTGGGAGGCTCCCCACTCGCAGAGGGGAACACCGCGCCCAGCAGGCCGGCAGCGACTCCCTCATCAATCTGCTTCCCTCGCGCCATCTGCACCGATGCGCGCAGGCGACTCCAGAAGGGGATTGTTGCCAGCGCTGTCTTAGCCATGTCGTTGCTTCCTCTCCACCATTCCAGTACCCTCGCAGGTTTCACATTGGTGCTGCCAGTCATCCGCTCCCCAGTACCACCCACGGCCTTGGCAGTCCTCGCACTTCTCAAGATGCTTAGACAAAGCCCACCCCACCACCGCTATCCGGCGGGACCGCATACGCCAGGATCAACGCCTCACCCCGGTCCGGACTCTTGAGGCCATCGATGGACTTCATCTCCTTCTTGCTCCGTACCACCACACGACCTCGCGCATCGTGCTTGTACTTGATGCTACTCAGCTGGCTAATCGTCTCTTGGTCCACGAGACCGTTCAGCATCCCATCATCGAGTCGTTCCCGCATCGCCCAGTGGACCTTGCCCTTGATGTTGGTGAAGCGCTCGGTGTCGATCCCTTCGGTGCTACCCACGTTGATCCGGTTCACCTCATACCCCGCATCCTCAATGGCAGCAGCGAAGTAATAACCCATCCCCACTGAGTCAACGTTCACAACAGGCTTGCGGGCCTTCCACGTCGCCAACGCTCGCAGGCAGTTCCCACGCGGGTCCGGATCGTTCCAGGCGTGCATCTCGGTGACGTTGGGCCCTTCCGTCACATACATCACCGTCTCATCTTCGCCCGGTCCCGCCACATCGATGCCGATGCGAGGCCGGTAGCGCTTCTTGTCGCACTCACGGAAGCTCGCCTGCTCCAGCAGCATCAACGGGAACAACGAGTCAGGCGACTGCTTGGGGAAGCGCCCCATCACGCGACCGTCCCAGAGGCCGTTGCCATGGCGGCCCCACTCCTCCCACTTCTCCAACGTCCAGCGCCGAGTCGTCAGGTAGGGGCGGATGTTATCATCCATCTCATCTTCGGTGAGCGCTTCCAAGAACCCTACCAGTTGCTGATCGGTATACTGCGTCGGGTCGCCACCCGGTACCAGCGACAAGAGGTTGGGCGTATCGAAAGCGCTTATGGTCTTGAGGGCCCACCCCGCTCGCTGCGACGCAAAGGCATTGTAGAAGTCTCCGGAGGCGATCACTGGATTGCCCAGCTGAAGTTGACGGACATCCCCACCAGCG